GTTACAAATCGTTTTAAGCCGTAGACATAAACTTTAGGAGTCGCTTCGTAAGGTGCACCGACATATAACCAGTGACCTAATTCATCAAATGCAAAGCCATAGCCAAATTGTCCACTTGTTGCACTAACATTACCTGTAATAACCTGTCCGCGATTCCAAGTTGTTTCGCCTTCGAGTTTATTATAGGTATAGATTAAACCAACATTAGCTGCACCAGCCAGGCCAGAACTTGTTGGTGCGTTAACTGCTAGACGAACTTGTTGGCCATCGACTGCTGTGTCAATATGTGAACCATAGGTAAATGTATTTGCACCATCTGGTGTTATAGTTGTAGTTCCAACATACACATTGTTAGTTATTGTGGTTGGATAAACAGCAACATTAGATCCGTTGATTGCAATATTGCCGTTGTTAATGCCAGTAGTTAATGTTGTAGTTCCATAATAGCTTAATGAGATATTACTAATGTTAGCACCACTTGTTAATACAGTTAAATTAGCACCAGTCGATGATTGCGTTATGTAATCGCCGGCTGTTACAGTGACATTTCCACTTAATGCCACTGCCATAACTTTATCAAACACATTTACCGCGCCTGTGTTAGTTGAAACAGATAAGTTTGCGTACAACGTAGTACCAACAAAAATATTTTGCTCAGCGTTGTCAATCATTTTTAATGCTTGACCATAGCCTATGTTTGCTGAATATTCGCTAGTTGGTTTTACTAAGCGTTGCCCCATTTCCCATGGGCGTGTTTTTTCATATACTTTCCATGTGCCACTTGGTTGCGTGCCGTATGGTTGACCTTGTACTGCTGTTGTTTCGGCATCGTCGTCAATCCAAATCTTTTCACCAACTTTCCATTGATGTCGTGGAGAATATAGTCGTGCATCTTCCATGTACTGGAATCGTATGCTGTCTAAAATAAACAACATACCGTCACCGTCGAGTGTGGTTAATTGTGTTGTATCACCGGAGTATTTGACTAATATATTATTAAGGTCAACCACTTCTTCAACTTGATAGAATCCATCAAATTCTATAGTGAAGCTACGAATTAAGAATATGTCACCTGCAGACAATCCGTGCGGATCATCTGTGGTAAATGTCACAAATCCATCAAGTGAGTTAGATACCAACAACACATGATTGTCAGTTTCTGATACTCGATAAACATTCCAGTTTTGCGAAAAGTCTTTTGCGCACCAAATGCTGTATCCAGTACCAATATCAGCTAATTGATTATTTAAATCTGTAAAATTAGCAAGATCGAATATAGTAGTATCAACGTCGTCGATATTTACATATCCAGCAGTGGCGATATCATTATTGTAATCACTTTGCGCATTTCTATCTAACGCAATAGTACCTGCATATTGTTCAGTTGATTTATATAGTTGTGATTTATTAAATGTAGTTACACCGTCACTGTCAGCAGCAGTTACAAAAGTAGCAATTGCTGGATTAACTGAAAATGCTTTTTCGTCAAGTGCAATTTCAACATATGGATTTGTATCTAGCGCACCGTATTCGCCGACACGAATTGCCCACTCTTCATAGAAATTTATAGCACTGCTTAGATTATTAAATTCTGCATTTGACAATTGATTAATTGCATTAGCAGATCCTTTTTGTTTAATGAATCCTTTATACAATTCAATTTGTGTAGTGTCACTTAATCCGAGATCTGCTAGATATTGACGTGGTTTAAATCCAATTAAACCATGACTGTATTTGATTTGGTCTGCATCTTTAAAGTTTGTATATGAATCATAGTATACTTGAGATTTAGCAGCGATAGTAGCAAAGTTAGGCAACAATCCCTTTTTAATTTCGTTTGTAGAAATTTGTTTCCAGTAGGCAAAGTCAAATTCAATTGTTGCTGAAATATTTTGTAGTGCAACGTAATATTGATTTTTATATTGTACCATGTCGCCTTTTAAATAATCCTTGTTACCAGTCCAAGCATCTACGTCACCAGAATTGTAAATAAAACCTGGTGCACTTAAACTGCCGTCCCAATCTGCTGTTTTTTGTCCAATTAATTTTAATCTAAATTGTCTATTACCAAGTTCTGGCTTGTATATAATATCGTTGAACACTGTTGTATTATCGAATATTAATACATGCTCGTATTGCACTAGATTTAATTCAATATAGCCAATAACTGCATCGTTAGTCAATGTTAACTTGAATGAAGTTGGACTACGCAATACATTGTAGTTCGTAGTCTTGACCAATGCAAAATTTTGATCTAATACTTTAGAACCATATTGGCTATCTGTAATAGCATCTGTGATTGCACCAACAGTAACGGCATTTATCACATTAGCCACTGGGCTTAATACTAAGATACTACCAGGTGCCCAACCTTGTTGTGCCCAGAACAAGAATTCTTTAGTCGATAGTTTCCAGTTACGAGTTTCACCTAGTTGCTCATCGGTGTCATTAAATGTGAACCCTTGAGCCATTAAATGTCTTTCGTAACTAATTAAAAAATCAGCTATCTGTTGTTGAGTATTAAATTCGTAACCGTAGGGCACTGTTAGTTTTAAGTTTTGATAATCCCTAAACACAGTTACTGAATTGTTTAACACAGTAATTTTATATGCGTTTGTGTTTATAACACTTGGTATGATAGTAAAATACGGATTAGATAAATTATATCCACGTACACTATATCCATTTGTTGTTTTTTCAACAATCACACCGCTATAGGCTATTCTATCAACTGGAGTTGATTTATACAAATGTACATTATAGTTTTCATTTGGAATAATAATACTATCATTTGTACTTGTCGGTGAACTTTGCTCTGCTAACACCTGTAGATATTTTTGGTCACTGAACCCGGCCATTTTGTATGCAAGGTTAACTTCGTAGTTTTTCAATAACGGAGTGATAACAGTAGAAGGATTAATTCCTTGATTTACTAGGAAATCTGCGATCCAGTTTATATACCCCGCTGTTCTAACTACTGTGCCAGATGTTGTGTCACCATTAAATGTCAATGATGTTTGTTTAATATGATCATTTGTATCAGTTATATATTGTTCTAATACATTATTTTTTGAATAACGTGATACATCCATTAATAAGCCAAAGTATCTAGCTGGTTTAGCCAATGCCAGTGCTTGCTGTGCAGCAAATGGATAATCACTGCTGTTGCGCCATGCAGTTTCAACTGGTCCTTGCTGTCCCACTGCCCATGCTGTTGCGGCTCTGACAGAGTTAAACGATCCAGTCATAATTGCTGCTGGACTCAATAAAAGTCCATTTACGTCAACTGGGATAACTGCTGATAATCCAGGACGAGCAAAAACAGTATCTATACCAGCACGTTCACCATATTTAATTAATCCCAGTTCTAAATCATCCCATAGTAGTTTATTACCACCTGTATAAGGTGCAGGACCGTATTCTTCTACCCACCATGATGGCATAGTAGAAAAACCCAACATTTCCCAAGGCGTCAAATGTGGACGTATTGTATCGTAAAAATATTGATAGCAGGCTCTCCAACTACCAGGTAATATTTCACCGTCGATTCTATCAACAAAACGACCATAGTTCCATGTAAATGGATCATTGCTTTCAAATGTATCATTGACTGTAAACTCAATTTTATTATTACCAATCCACGTTAAGAAATTCTTAGACAACAATTGATTGGCATCGGCTAACGAGTAATCACCTGTTCTAAATTTACCCGGCATAACTGCATATATGTCTCGATAACTGCCTGCATCTCTTAGAGTAATATTATTGTATATACGTTTTTCTAATTCCAATACAAAACTATCTCTATAATCTTCAAATGCCGGAGTTATGCTACCATCATGTCCACGAATAACATTAATAGGTGTGCGATACGTATCGTCTAAAAAGATCTCAGGAATAAACTTAGGATACAAACCTAACTTACTTGGAGTCTCTGGCACATAAGATCCGTTGGTATCTTGATATTCTACAAATTTAACATTGTCATCTACTTCTAATGTAACAGTATCCTTAAATGTTATTGCTGGACGATCTGTATCAAATGTGTAATCTCTATCTATGATCAATTGTACATCATTTAAATAAACCAATACCGCAGTATTGCCTAATGCAAATGCATCAAATACTGTAGTAATTTCATATGAACGTACCAATGGATCAAATATTGTATAACCTACACCATTGACAATATTTTTTAATGTACCATACGGTACCATGTCACTGTAGAACCATGGGAATGTTTTGTTTTTAATCTTATTAATTTCTGTTAAGATTAAATCTACACTGGCTACAGGATCAGTTGGTTGTATGCCCGATAGTGTAGCACTTAGTTCTAAAAATTTATTTTTAAATCTAGCATATTCTTGTTGTGCATAACGAATTGCATCGATAAAGTTTGTGCTGTCGTTTAATAAAAACAATGCTGCATTTGATATCGGTGCACTGTGCTGCAGTATGTTACCGCCTTGTGATTTAATCTCAATATCTCTAAGATTACTTTCACTAAGTATGTCGCCTTCTAGCTCACTACTATTTTGACTTAGCTCAACTAAATGATTTCTAATTTGTCCCAAAGTCAATGATTCTAAATCAATATTTTGTGCATTTAAATCTAAATTCTGCGGTACTTGGTATTGACCAAGGGCACTAACTTCAGTACTATAAACCAAGATGTCAATCTTGTCGCCAATCGCTGGCGCAGTAGACAATGTTAATGCATTATTCGTTAAAGTCCATTGTGTTTTTCTTAAGAATGCATTATTTTTATAAACTTTAACATGAGGAACAGATGCTGATACTACCGGAGTAACATCAATTTTAAAAGGACTATTAATACCATCATAGATGTATGTAATTAATTGATACTGTTTAAGTGGCTCAACTACGGTATTCCAATTATTTTTTGGAATCACAGTATTTCTGTCTACAATTTGTTGTAGGAAGCCGGTAGCAATTCGTTCAGTGTATAACACTCTATCACGCACATAGCTAAATGTATCTGTGTCAAAGTAGTTAGAAAATTCAATATCGCCTTGCGCACGGAATGTTCTGTATTTTAATGGAAAGTATAATACTGTATCTGCTATTGTACTTGTGCTGGTTCTGTTATAGCCAAATAATCGTGTACCTGCAAATGTGCTAGATTCATAATCGGCTAGGCTTGTACCAGTAGCATCATATACATCAAACAATGGATCTTGTTGTAGACTAGTTTTTGTTTGACTTTGTGTCCAAGTGTCTCCGTTGTACCACCACGCTGTTCCTTTATAAAATCCTGATTTTACCACTACAGTATCATAAATTTCATTGTTGGCATCATCTGCAGGATTTAAATTTACATATACAGGACCTATTAATAATCCCTGATCATCAAGTTGAGTTTGTACTAAATTAATTACATAGATATTATCACGCACCACTGGATCATTATCATTAGTGAATATAATTCGCATGCCATCAACTAACGTAACGCCGCCGGCAACAGTTAATACTTGTCCATTCAATTCATTAAATGCATCTCGAGTGGTAGTGTCTAAAATATCAATAGGTCGTTTACCAATTCTACCAAAATTAAATAGTTGTAGATCTGCTTCGAATTGTACAATTGGACGTTGGGCACGATATGTTTGATCGTAGGTAACAATTACGTTATTGTATTCGGCAGTTAATTTAATCACATCACGATGGAACCAACGATTGCCACGAGACCATGGGTTTAAATCTTTACTACAACGATTAATTGTGATATATTCTGCATTAGACACATTGCCCGGCAATCCATCTGGATAATTTAATGCTATTTCATCATTAAATAACTCGGGTGTAACTAACAATTCTACGTCAATTAGTTGTATACCGGTCGGTGCTCCTACATTCTCAACATAATATTCTTTATTTTGATAGGATGCCGGAGTAACATCAGAACCAAAACTTACTTTTAGTCCGCTGGTAAAAATTACTCCATTAGGACTAGTATAGTCAGGTTTTCCTAATATGTCGTTTTCAATATCAATTTCCCAGCCGGCAATATCAACAAGTTTAATTGTACCGTAGATAGATGGGTCACTACCGTCTTGGAAGTATAGTGTATCTTGTATACTTGAAATCACAGGAACAACATGGAAGAACTCATCGTAATCTTTAAAGAATTCTTTATTGGCATTAACGAGCCCAGATCTGATGTAGACTTTTTCGTTAAGCAACACATCTTGAACTTGCACCAAACGAATTAGTGGATCGTCGACGTTGCCGATATCACTAAACTGTACTCTCCATACTCCGTATCGTTGAGCAGTTGGAATCACTGTGCCAGCATCGTATCCTGGTACAACTAATCCAGTGACTGGATCAATAACTTCGGGCATGGTCCATGCTTCTTCACCGCGATTAGTTAATAAGTTTTGATTAATGAATATTGCAGTTTTGCCATTTAGTTGACCTGTGATTCCAGCATACGCAGGAAAAGCTGCAAGAAACTGACTAAGCGTACGATTTTGTATATCCGCATAGGCAAGAGGAACAGCATATTCTACGTTAGCTACTACATTCATTAATACATATCGTTCTTGCGCAGTTGATTGTGGAACATTAAACGTAATTGTACCTGTTTCTGCACCGTTATTAGTAACGCCAAGTACATCGCGTGTGCTAACTGTAGGAGTTGCATTTACTAGTCCGTCAACTCCAAGTTCAGTTTGTATCCAAAAGCCTGCGCTCGGCTGATCAACTTCAAATGTATATTGACCACCGCGTGCCAAGGTAATTGTATTTTTTACTAATCCACCAGTGGTGAAATCGTAACGAGATATGTTTGCATTACGAGTAACTGTAAATGTTTTTTCTAAATCAACTCCACTTGTATTAACATCAACTGGGTCTGGGCCATTAGCAAGCCAATAGTATTGACTGAAGTTAACAAACTTATCAAAAGAAATCTGCGGATCAAAACTATAATATTCGCCATCAAATAGTCTATCATGATTTGCAGTTAATCCACTGTAGTATTCAATTTTATTTAATATGTCATTATAGCCAGCAAAGAATGTAATTTCTTTTTGGTCATTGCGGACTACTATGCTGGGCTCAAGTTGATACTTTTGTCTATCGGCTGAATTTTCAATTACGTAACTGTCTTTGTTCTTATATGTCGGCGCAAATGTTCTTCCGATGTAGCCATATATATTTCTTAAGTTTGGTTCAGTTACTAACTGATCCATAGTAGCCGACAAGAACTTATTGTTAACGTCGGTTTGAAATATGGTAGGAAGAAAATTTGAAGTCTTTTTTGTCGCCATGTCGTTATAATCTCAAGTGTTATATAGTATTTAAGCCAATACAGTTTGGTTGATTTGCGCCGCGGTAATTGCACTAATAATCTGTACATTGTCCACGGTGGCCGCACTTACAATAATTTCGTTATAGTTTGCATTGATTTGTAACAGGCTACCGAATGTACTCGATTCGCTTGACGGAACAATTGTTATACTTGCAATGTTTGGTGCGAGCACACTATGCAGATAGGCACTTAATTCACTGAAGTAAAATGTTTCACCAAAGTCCCAGTTTGCAACATCAAAATAAGTGTTAATTGCATCAATGACTTTAGTTTTAACATCGTTATCACTGACAATAATACTTGCATTTTTTACAACTTTAAATGTTGCTTGTAATGCAGCTGGCGCCTTGGCACCAAATATTGGTTTAAATTTAGCAGGATTATAAATGATAGTGTCTGTTAAATTTTTGTAATTTTCTAAACTACTAAATTCTGTACTCAGTGCATCAACTGTTGGTGCAGTTGGCTCAGCATCAGTGCCGGTGCTATCTTGTATCCATGCCGTATAATCAGTTGAATACTGTTTTGTTAATAGATACAAATCAATAATATTATTTGGACTTGGATCAATACGACGATAGTTAGGACTATTATGTCTATATTGGAAGTACAAATTTTGACGTCCCACTTTAGCAGTATAATCAAATACTTCGTTTAATACGTATGCTGAACCAGTAACAGTTAGTTGGTAGAATTTATTTTCTGGCGCAATATAAAATAATTTGCCAGACGTATACAAAGTGGCATCGGCTTGTGCTGCGACCAAAGTTGTATAAGTTGATTCTACTAGGTCATTACTTACTAAAGTTTGTGTAACAAAATTATCATATCCGTATGTTGATTGGAAAAATACATATTTGCTATTAGTATCGATATCGGGATTAACAATTAATTCAAATAATTCTGGATTATCTAAAATACCATTATTATCTATGTCTGAAAATGTAACTAAAATTTTACTAGGATTTTCGTAGCCATCAACTTCGATAATATTTTTGTAAATGTACCATGTATAATCCAAGGCCAACGGAGTTGCATCATCTGGATTACTATTAACTTTTAATATTTTAATATTATCGTGTACTGTAAGTCCAGTTTTTGGATCAAATACTTTAACTGTATTGTCAAAGTAGAAGTTAGTTTCTCTTACACTTTCAAATACATAATTTAATCCGCGATATAATACTGTGTAGGTTTGACCCACTGTTTTAAAACGTATCAGCCAGCTGGCATCTAATCCTGTACTGCTGGTATTACCTGCATAGCCTAAATTAAATTCACCTGTATCTAAATCTCCTGGTAATATCAATTTCCATGATGTAGTATCAATATCATATCGTAGCCCGAAATCTTCGTATGCTTGCACATACTCTACAATAGAATCTACCAATGCTGTTGAAAAGTCAGTGTCAAATACTGCGTAAACTGCAATAGCCAATGCACCGTCGGGTACTTGCTCACCTAATATAATCGGACCAGATCCGTTGGCTAAATTGCCTGCGCCACCATTGGTTCCATCACCAATAACCTGTTGAACACTTGCGTAGATGAAATATTTGTCGCCTGCCTTGCTGGGTATACCGGGTTGAATAGTATTACGTGCATCAAAATAGTTACCGGCGCCTGCAGAGAATTTAATTATAGAACTTTGTTTAATAAATTTGTTATTTGTAGATACTATGTCGCCAACTTGAAGTATAGTATCATTTGAATCGATGAAATATCCAGTGGACCCATTGGCCACAGTTGTTGAATAATTCCAGTATGCGTTAGTAATAGTGATAGTCGAGTACTTGCTGTAGAAAAATTGTATTGTTTCCTGTGCTGACGCCACTGGTTTTACTTTATTGTAGATTGCTTTGTAAATATCATTTCTTGTGTTATAGTCAAAAGAGAAGGTGTTGACAAATGGATCACGATATAGTACACCATCATCTGCAAAGATGTTAGTACTTGAATATTTTCCAGTTGTATCAATAACATCTAAGTAGCGACTAATACCAGAACTAGTACGGTTAACTGCTTTAACTTTAAGTATATTACTGAACAAGGTATAAGGTAAGATGTTGTAATCTTCGCCTGTTACCATACGATCTTGTGTGTAATATTGTTGTGGTGCTTTTTGACGTATTTCGTCGAGTGTTTCACGTGAACTAGCGTTGGCTACTGTGTAGCGCAAACTTGCACGAACAGTAAGTGTTTCAATACGACCACTTCGGCTGATGTAATTAATCGGTACAACTATACCTTGCATCTCATCAGGAGTAATTTTATAATCAGCACCGTTACTTACACGATAATATAGTCTATAATTACCCTGAGGTATATTAGCAAAAGACCCATCACCAAACACTAGATCAATTTGATCACTGGCTCTGGTGTTGACTTGAAATACAGATTTATTAGTGCTTTTATTATAGATAACGTTGGTATTGTTTACTGTCGCAACCTGTGTCCATACTGCATTTGGTAGGCCCTGCGCATCTAAACTGTATAACCATATGTCAGTATTATTAATATTATCTACGTTAACACTATACACACGATTTGGTGTGCTTTCTTGGAATGTAAAATCAAGTGATTTTAATTCACCTTGTTTAAAATAGGTAAAGAACCCTGTATTATTGCTGGTATTACCTAAATTATCATTACGATAAAGTAGATTAAATGGTTGATTTTGACGAGGTGCAGCTTCGTATACAAAAGTTCTACCTGCACTTGTCGGACTAGTCATTTCAAATTTAGTTGTTGTGCCTTCAATTTTAGTTGTAAAACTATATGTTGCAATAATACTCGGTACTAAATTTATTTGATATTCGTCGTTGGTTATACCATTAATTAATTGTGAGTTACTAGGTTTACCAACAGATTGAGTCGATAATAAACCTGCATTGATCACTGCGGTGAACTGCTCATACCAATTGTCGTTTGCTGAATCGGACCATGAGATTACTAAACCGGACAAATTAATACCGTTACTGTCGTATACAGTTTCAGTTGTACTTACACTGTCAACTTTTAAGAATCCACTGGCAGGGATATTACGTTTAGGATTGTATGAAATTAGTTTGGCTAATTTAAGCACACTGTCACGACGTTGTGCAGTATCCATAAAGTTTTCACGTGCGTTTAAATCGCCACGGAAAGCTAGACTTTGACCTAGGAACGCAATTAAATCAATCAGTGCAATAAACTCACTTGATTCAATAAAGTCGTTAAAGTCCTCTGGGTAATATAAGCGTAAATAATCAATCATTGACTTACGAAGTGTTTCGTAGTCATAGCTTTGAAAGTCCGCATTGCGGAAGGTTTGATAGACTCGTGTCCAGTCTTCCGCAACTAATAAACCTGATTGTCTTGTGGTAATAGCCATACTAATTCCCTGTTATAATGTATTTATTTAAGGAAAAAAGTACGTAGTTTATTAATATGTTGTGAGTGTTCTGTTTTGATTGTTGAATCTAAGATTCATTAAATTTGTTTGATTTGTCTGTAGATAGCGTAGTTCAAGTTCAATTTGGATACCAGTTTCATACTCAGTAACGATAACATTGTCGATAGAAACACGTGGGTCATAGGCGGCAATTGCTTTAATATCAGCTATAATTGCACTCTTAAGTTCAGGAGTGAATGGATCATATAAAACGTTCCATATAATAGTGCCAAAATTAGGATTCATCAGTTTCTCACCTTTGCGGATTTGAAAGTGATTTGTTAAATCTTGCTTAATTAACTCAAAGTCAGTTAGACGAAACTTTTTATTTCGTCCTACTGTTGAGAAACCTTTATATAAAATAGCCATAATAATATTTATCCTAGGGTTATGTGGATTTAATTGGTTGATCTAATGTGGCCATTTTTGGTCCTAGTACTGCAACGGCATATTTGCCTTTGGCAAAATAATTATCGCCGGTAGTACCAAAAGCATCTGTTTTGCCACTACCGCCACGCCATTGTTTGGCGCCGCCAGCGCCTAGTAAGTGACTAACTGCCAATAATCCCGCTACATCTTCGAGAGGAGTATCTTTAGTCACAGTACCAATATTACATAATGTTTTGTAGTTGCGTTTGGTATAAGCACACATCTCAGCTTCTTGTATGGCTGGACTGTTTAGGAATTTTTCTAAGCTATCAATGCCGTCTTTGCCAATCCAGTTATTTGGGTTGCGTAACTGTGCATTACTACCGCAGGACATTTTAACATGTTTGGCATCCTGTAATGCAGGATATCCAAATTGATATTTCCCTACGAATCCGATACTATTGATACATCGATATCCGCTTTCACCGTTTGCTTGTCCACCTCGTCCGGGAGATCCGCTTTCGCTTTTACCTATAACTGCATAGTACGCTGTCATTTGTGCAGAAGTTAGCCCGCCAATTGAACAGTCAGTGGTAGGTTGATTTCGTAGATCAACTTCAGTGGCTGGATTTTTAACTCCTGTGCCGGCGGCTGTTTTAGTTGCATCAGTCTTACCTGTATATGTTTCAGCAGGTTGTTGTCCAATTGATTCTGCCGCTGCAAACGGCAATGGCGCACTTCGTCTATATGGTTCGTGCGTAGGAGCGACCGTGACTATCGAAGATAAACTACCGGTACTGGTATATAAGCCAACTGTTGAATTAAGTACAACGTCTGATAAATTATTGATTTGTATTTCTTTTGGCTTATTAACTGATTGTGCGCCGCCACTATTCTGTTTAATCAATTCACCGGTGTGAGCAATATCTCCGGCTGCTTTCATTGATATACTTGCGGCGTCGATGTTAACGGGCGAATCACTTTGTAATCCTATAGTACCAGCTGCGCCAACAGTAACTACCCCAGTAGACAACATGTTAAAACTACCGCAGTCAATTTGAAATTTACTGCCTGATTTCATGTTTATTTTATTAGCGGCATTAAGGTTTATATTATTGTCTGAATGTAAATTAATAGACCCTTCACTTCTTACATTAAACCCATTATTTGTATAGATATTGACCGCACCGTCTTTAGTTAATTCAACCCAGCTTGTACCATCACTATGCGAGATGTACAAAGTATTGTCAGTCGCAGTATCATTCATCATTATCTGATGACCACCAGCAGTGCGCAATCTTACTAATTGATTTTCACCTGTTACGGCTCCGTCATCCATGACAAACGTGTGGCCGCCGACACGAGTTGAAAAGCGATAATCGTCTTCAGTCAACGTGCCAGCTTTTTGTTTGGCAAGATATGCTTCGCGATTGTTAGCAGGATCATCTGCATATGGGCGACCGGGTGTGCTAATACCAAAAACGTTACTCGGACTTTCACGTTGGCTACTACTAGTAATTGTACCACGAGCAGTGTCTCTATCTAACCCTTGTGTTTTCAATATACTATATTGTTGTTCGTGTATTGGTTTAGGATTATCAATAAAGTTTGGATTTGATCTAGCTGTAAGATCATTTTCGTTATATTCAACTACAGGGGCAGTAATTCCATTTTGATATGATTTTTTAGTATCAGCTGATGCCCCCGATGTATCGATCTTATTACTGCTGGCCAAGCCTGGCATCATGTGTCTGCTAACCTTTGAGTTAACACAGGCAATAAAATATCCACGTAACGGGTCGCCAGCAATGAATATTACAATTACTTCTACACCAATATCAGGTGGCACCATCCACATACCGTAGGTATGTGGAACATTTACAAATTTATTATCACTATTGGGTTTGTTTGCATATTTTGATGCGATATCAGTTGTACCCATAAACGGACTAGCATAGCTAACTGTGCGCCAATTTGATGATTCGTCAGGGTCGCCACCTAAATCCGGAATCCATACTTGTAGTCTACCTGCGCGAGTTGGGTCTAAATTGTTTTTAACAATACCAATGTATGGATGTGGGTCAACTCTAGTGGCGGCAGCGTCTTCTCTGCGTAGATGTTTAACTACCTTACTACCAACTCTGTGATCTATTGCCATTTATTACTTTCCTTATTTTTGATTAAGCCGCTCTTGTATATGCATCTAATGCGTTAACGTATGCAGTTTGTGCGGCTTTATTGGCTGCATCCAAGGGTGCATACTTAGCTTGTGCAGTTGCTAACTGATTCTGTGCTAGAGCCAAGTTTTGTTGATTATTATCAATTAACGAGGCAGCCTCGGCTTGTGTTAATACTCCTCGTGCTACTCTGTCGGGGTATCTATCAAGGTTAGCACGTATAGTCTCAATTCTAGATTCAATTTGCGCAACTGCATCTAACGCAGTATTTGCTGCAGATTGTGCTTGATCTCTTGCGGCTCTGGCTTGATCTGATGTAGCTTTTAATGCTAATTTTTCTGCACTTGGTGGAACGGGGCTCGGTATTGCTACTGGTTCTGTTTGTGTAGTTATTGCAGTCTCTGGTGCAGTTGCATCTACTTTAGCCAATGCTTTTTCTTCAGCAGTTTGCACTGGTGGTGCGGTATCTTCGACTGGTGCACTATCTGGAGCTTTATCATCACCGGTTGTTGTTGCAGTAGATGCAACATTAGCCGCGGCTACATCGGTTGGTAATGGAGTTACTGCTTCAACTTCACGTTCTTTATTAGCAGTTTTTGAGGGATATTTTGGTTCAAGTGATGTTTGTCGAGGTAAGCGTACCACATCCAATGTTTGTTCAAATTTTCCGCCGGTGAATGTGCTTTCAACAGTTAATATGCGATACATTCCTGAAAATAAACTCGTTGAATATTTAGAATCAAACTTCATCAACCCGGTTGCTTCATCTATATCGCTTGGACTTTTAACTGTTATCTGTACATAGATTTCACCTTGGTCCATACGTAGACTACCATTGGCAATTAATCGAGGTTCTATTCCTGTTCCATCAACCTGGTCCGACAATACAGTCATTTCTGGTGGATAAAAAACATCATCTTGTTTAATATACTGTGGGTCGCCAATTATTTTTAATTTTGCCTGAAGCATATCGCCACCGGCTGTTGTATACAACGATGCTTCAATATCAGCTAGTGCAATTGCTTCTACTGTTACAGCACCGCTAGACGAGTGTTGCTGTGAGTTTTCTACAACTTTTTTCTTGCCCTGAGGCATTACTGCATTGGCTTCTCTCGACTCCGGCGTAATTTTTGCATTAGTAGTTTCATCTATTAATAGATTCTGTGTCTTAGATAAGTTTTCTCTATATGCTGTGACGGCAGTATAGTACAGTGCGTTAAATTCAACATTAAAATCAAGTACATCATTGTTTTTTCCAGTGTACCAATAATTATGTATTTTACACGGTTCAGTCCACGTTCCTTGTGGTCCTTCACGTGTTTTTGTATTGTATACTGTATACGGAAGTATATGATAGGTTATTTCACGAGCCCATGTTTCTTGTGTTGTATTATATTCACCTAACTTTATAGTTGGTACAACCTTATACCATTTTAGCGGCTCGTTGGCCTGTGATTCAAGATATTTTTTATATTCCGTGTCGTCTTTAAATTTTGAAACTGGTTGCACTTGTCCTTGTAAGTACTTGGTGTGACGCATTGCAAAGGCAATAACTTGATCTATACTTGTACCTGTATTAATTGCAAATACCCGAAGGCCATGATCTAAACTTCCAGGAGTGCCCCTAATAGACATTCCGTTTTCTTCGCTGGCCATCGGAGTTTGTGCTGTACTTAATGTTTCAATATTAAGATTAAATTGAGTGGCGCCATCCTTAATGATATCTGGGTGAACTTTAAAATAATATTTGTCTGCAATTGTTGTTCTTTCTCTAGCGGCTAAGTCTGCATAATATGCAGTAATGGCACCACCATATGATTTTACTTTATAGAATGCATCTTTGCCTCTAATAGAATTAGTAGATTCTGCACTTGCATTTCCTATAGCAGTTAGCGGAACGACTTGGTTTGTGCCGCCTCTAACTGTCAGAAGTCCGTTATCATCCTGTTGAAATTGACCGTTTTTGCCAATTAGTCCTTCTCGTTGTTTTTTTGCGTCAGCAAAAGCCGTTTCCTCAACAGTGCTTTGTAAAAAACTTTCAAGTGTGCCTGCAGTTATTTCAAAGTTTGCTGGTGTAGTGATTGTTGATAGATCATAGGCGGAATGACTATACGGACACGCTTCCATTTGATATTCTGCGCCTTTTGCAGATGCTTTTATATCCATTTTTAAAATACGAATAGGTATACGTTTTGTTTGATCGGGGATGATTCCAACAATCTCACCAGCGTCGTTCATGCCAAAGAAATCAATTTGTAACAGATAAGGCTGTGCTATGTAATTTAATGATTCGATATCAGCACTAAGGTCAAGAATTCGATTTAATAGTGTAACTCCATATGGTTCAATGATAGTAAATGTAAAATTGATTGCATTAGTCGAACGTGAACGATCATTAAGACCAATTACCGTGGTCATGTTTAAGTTGTCAAAGTAAAAATCTTCAGCAAAGAATGGTGCACGTTTAAACATTGATGCACCTTCGTCGATGTTATATCTGCCTGCACTAGCTATAATAACACGATTTGATTGGTAATTTTTAACATCGCTAACAATATCATTATATTCTTTAACTGTTAGTAATGCTAAACTTATTCCGTAGGTATAAGACGGGTAGGCCAGTAACGGATTAGGTATCGGATCTTTTTTCTTTTTAGTATTTGCTGTAGTTGCTTTTGTTGGTTCGCCGCTAGTAGCCTCTGATTTTGTTGAAAAACTAGGACCAATATCGTAGTTGTTTATTGCCGCTCCGGCGCCGGCCGTGCTTACACTTAGATTTTTTTCCTCACCTGGTGACAATGTATTATTTTCAGTAGGCGGTGCTGGCGGAGCTGCAGTGTCTTGTAATGCCACCGGAGGGTTAGCAACAGGAGGATCGTTAGCAATTTTATTTGCAGCGGTGTCTGATGTTATAGCCGGCGCTTCTTGTAATTGAGCATTTAAATCTGCTATTGCTAATTCTTGTCGTCTAATAATATCAACAGCGTTATCTATATCTACCTGCAGATCTGCAGCGTCTTGTAACAAATTCTCCCTCAAACTACGATTGCCGGGACTATTTGCATTTATTATTTTTTGATCATACCGTTGACGTAGGCTAGCTAACTCTTGCTGATTAGATGCAAGAGTTTGTTGAGCTGATGTTATTTTAGATTGTAATTGTGCTGCGGTAGCCATCTACTATAACCCCAATGCCGCAATGATTGTTTCTTTTTTAGGAATGAATATTGTTGTACCTGGCAAGAAATCAAACACTGGATCTTGTATAGTGTTGGGATTACGCATAGCAAACACCCACCACAATGCACTGTCGCCATATAGGTCATAGGCTAATAAGTCCGGACGATGTTTATATGTTGTAGCAATTCTATAGACTACATCAGCCGCAAGTGCGGGTATATCTCTAAATGTAGTAACATCTAAAAAGAATCCATAAGAGTCTGTTTTGCTATATGGACTTGTTTGACTATAAGTAACTGCTGACATTATAGGAATCCTCCGGTAGTAGCAGTTTGTATTAGTCTGCCTGCGGCGAATGCATCAAGATTGAAATTATCATGTAGATTTTTGCGGCTGTATATTGGTTTCAATGTGATCGATATTGTACTTACTGCTGGCACCCTGGTAGATGTTGTCACTGATTTATATTCTGTTTTTGTTGTATTGGCTGCTTTATTTGTTGCAGTAGCATCACGGCCCATGTCTGGTGCATACTTTGGCCCTAGCGAATCGTTTACTACACTCATAGGAGTCGACGGAGTAACAGTTGACTCTGTTAATGTAGTTGTTGTTACTGGAATTTGTATATAATCAACTTCGTTTGGCATAGTGTGTGTAAAGTTAGTTATCACACAAGGCACATGTGGGAAATAGTGACTACCGTATCCATCCAAGAATACAATTGGCGGTGGATTACCTGCATTTGCTCCACTACCAAAGAACATTTTAGTAGCTGATCTAAAAAAGTAGATAGCCGCTAGTAAATATTTTCCTTCATCGATGCCTTGTACAGTAAATTCTCCACCGATAGTAATGTCACTTACTTCACTGTTGGTATAAAATTGTTGCGAATAGTTGCTGTGTACCGGAGTAGTAGGACTATAATTGGCTACATGTGATACAGTTATAGTTGGTGTATAAGGGAATATAACTCCGTTTGTTTCTACTAACGGTGCCATAAGATTATTAGGATTTGCGCCTGTTGCTTTGTAAAATATAGTTGCTTTATCTGCTAGACTTATACGCACTCGCCAATCGTCATCTGAAGCACCAGCGCCAGACCCAGCATCTTGTATTGCAATCGACGGATCGCTTTTTGTTGCGGCCACTGCAGCATTGTCTGGTAATAGACTTTTTCTTGCATCTTCCGATTCATATGATGTCGATGGATCAAACCCACCGCCACTTTCTTCAACCTGATCTCCATAAAACCCGCCTCGGAAATCCGCACCTTGATTATAATTTTCAGTTATCGCGGCTTTACCGCCAATTGAATCTGTGCCTGTTAAATATGCACTAGGGTTGCTAGGATTATAGCCGCCACCACTGCTTAGTGTTTGTTCACCGTTATAGCCACCGGCGAAACTAGGTGCATAAGCACCGGTATAATTTTGCGGAGCATACGGGTCATATCCACCGTTAGTAGATTGAACTTGTCCCGGTACATATCCGCCTCTATTGTCGTATACGGGTGCGTCTGTAGGATTTAGAGCCATAATAAAACCTCTGTGTTATAGTGTATTTATTGCCGGAGAAATAGTAGCAGTTAAAGATTAACCGCATAAATAGGTTGTATAGTGCAATGCTATTATGTTATACTAATTAAAAGGAACCAAACACTGTGGCTCGTAAAATTAATTA